CACCGACAGCGTAAATGTCTGCGGTCACCGGATGGGAACAGTTTGCCCGCGACATGGTGGCTGTTCATGGCGAAGAGTTCGTCAAAGGGTTCTGCAAAAGTATCACTGACGAACTCGAAGCCGAACGGGAACTGGTCTACGCGAAACAGCAGAGGATCGCGGCAGCCACCGAGCGACTTGATGAAATTTTCGTAGACGGACTGGGCGAATGTCATATGCGAGTCGATCTGACAGCGTTTTGGCATTGGATTTTTCGGTATGGAAAAAACATCTGGAATGATCCGGATTTCGTGAAGGCGTACAAACGCGACAATCCGGAAGTTCGTGTAGAACCGCATTCCCGAAAAATCATGATAGGCTATCGATGAACCTTCCGGTATCGACTCAGAGCATTCTTTACGCGATCGCCAGACGTGTCGGACTCGCGCCGACTGGTGATAATCAGAATCTCTCTCCAGATAAGGGCCGCGAGATCCTGGGTTTCATGGACGAACGCCTGAAAGAGAGTTGGGAGCTGTACGACTTTATCGAGACCACGTTCGTCGAAGAAAGGGCTTTTGCCGATGATTACGATCCTACAATCTCCTATAACGCGGGCGACTTCGTCTGGGACTGGTGCTCGCGATCCTACTATAAAGCACTCGTACCAACCGTGGGTGGTACTCTGGCCAATACCGCGGTCTGGCAGGCTAATACCCAACCACCATATCCGCGCAGCGTTCCCTGGTGGCAAACTAAGCACACCTCGATAGGCACATGTTTCAGTGCCTGGAACAAGAACCCGTACGCTGATCAGAACCGAACACCCGTGCCATTCCTGTTATCGAACAACGGACTGGAGTTCTCCCTGGGGCCGGTACTGACTACGGTCTGGCTGCAGTTCAGGATTCCTTATCCAGGCATCGCTTTGGATGAGTGGGACTCGACCATCACGTATAATACTGGCGATACGGCATTGTATAATACGGACAGCTATCTCAGTCTGACTGATAACAATGCTAATAACACGCCTCCGATGAAGACGGCCGGTGTGCCACCGTCGCTGAATCCATATGATCCTAATGTGGCGAACGCTAACTGGCAGCAGTTCCGGATCCCGTGGGTGTTTAAGCAGTTTGTTACACTGGCGGCCTTTAGCGATTCCCTGATCGTTGCCGGCCAGAATGAGAAAGCGCCGGATCAGCTGCAGCAGGCGTATGCTGCGCTGGCCGGCGAGTTCGACAAACAGACGATTCAGCAAGCTCAGTTCACCGGTTATTCAGCGAGAGTTGTATAATATGGCTAAACCACCAGATCCAAGATGGAAAAAAGCTTACGAGTTGCGGCAAACTGGGCTGACTTACGAGGCTATAAGACAAAATTTGGGTTTGAGTAACCGAGAACGAGCACGGCAGTTAGCCGATAGAGGAAGACGATATTATGCCATTAACGAAGAAAGGCGAGAAAATCAAGAGTGCGATGACTGAGCAGTACGGCAAGAAGAAAGGTGAAGAGGTCTTCTATGCCAGTAAAAACAAAGGCAACATCACGGGTGTTGATAAGCCAAAAAAGAAGAAATAGCTATGGCTGAGCTAACAACTAAGGCCAGGAAGAAGCTCCCTAAAGGCGATTTCGCGCTTCCTGGTAAAGGAGAAGGACCGCAAGGCAAGGGAGCGGGCTCGTACCCGATTCCGGATCGAAGTCATGCGCAAAATGCGCTGGCGCGAGTCAGTCAGCATGGCAGTCCGAGCGAGAAGGCGAAAGTTCGCGCAGCCGTGAAGAAGAAGTATCCGGATATGGGCGACAACGGCAAGAATGGTCTGATGAATAAGACTAAGAAGTGAGTGAACGAAACTCCACAACCTGCCGCGTCTGGCAACGGAAAAGGAGGACTATCATGGCCGATGGTCGCGCTAATTGTCGCAACGGGTGGCGGCAACTGGTTGGCAACCCAACATGGCAATGTCACAATCTCGGCTGAACAGCAGGAAGCTTTAAGAAAGATCCGCGAATTACATCAAGGCCTGGACGAATTCGAGAACCGTCAGAAACAGGCTCTGGAAAACCAGAACATTATCATGAGAAATGACACGCGGCTTTTAGATGAAATTCATCAGATCGTTCAACGCCTGGACCGATGGAAAGACCTTGAGCAAAAGAGAGGTGCACCAGAATGAAAATATGCATTGATCCCGGCCATGGTGGAGATCCAGGCGCAGTGGGTCCGACTGGCGTTGCTGAAGCGCATGTGGTTTTGGACGTTAGTCTATACCTGGAAACTTTGCTCCGAGACTTTGGATTGGAGACCGTGCTAACCAGGCGCACTGACGTTTTTATCGAGCTGAGCCAGCGCTGCTATATTGCTAACAAGGCTCAAGCTGATTTTTTCGTAAGTATACACGCAAATTCCAATGGTCCGCAGGCGATCGGCATTGAGACATTGTACAAGACTGCTGACGGCAAAGCGCTAGCTGAACCCGTACAGCGACGACTCGTGGAAGCGACTGAGGACGTTGACCGCGGGCTAAAACAGCGCAGTGATCTCTATGTACTCAATGGTACGGGAATGCCGGCAATCCTTCCTGAGATCGGGTTTATTTCTAATCCGGATACCGAGTTCGAGCTCAAAACTGATGATTACCAGCAATTGATCGCTCAAGCGATCCGCGACGGGATTGTTGAGTTTTTGCAGATACCGCTCCCAACTTCGCCACCACCGATTGATTAAGACAGATGTCTAGATGGGAAAGACCGGCTGGGCCGAACGACCAGGTCATGTCTCCGACTGGCGACATGGCCTTTGTCGGCATGGACGCTAAGACTCGTGATCCGGCCCAGATGCTGACTGGCTGGTACCAGGAAGGCTATAACGTGCGTCTGGAGAATGGCGGGATGGCAACCCGGAATGGTTGCGTTTGTCCCGCGAACTTTAATTACGTCCAATTCGGGCAGATCTACGGAGTCGGTGTTTATAGTGATCCCAACGGACAGGAGTGGTTGGCGCTCGCCGTATCAAACGGCGTCTGGTTTTGCGGCGACGGTGTCTCGGCTCAGTTCCTGCCAATGGACACCATTATCAATTATACGGTCGAGTTCAGTCAGGCGTTCCAGAACTTCTATATGTGGCGCGGGCCGAAGATGGCGCCGTTGATGTGGAAAGGCGATTGGGCAGTCTATTGGCAATCGTTGCCGGATCCCTCACAAGGCAGTCCGCCGGATACGACTCGGAAGCCGATGCCAAACGCGGTGACTGCGGAATGTTTCTCCAACCGGATGCTGGTCCCGCATGACCGGGATGGAGTTGCCATCAGCGATATCGGCGAATCCTACTATCAATGGGCAGTAAACGATTTCCGAGTCAACTTTGGCGAAGCGGACACTTTGGTCCGCGTGTTCCCGTGGGTTCAGGCAACCGTGATCTGCTTCAAACAGCACTCAATCTACCAATTAGGCAATGTCACGGGCGACCTATCCTCGATAATCCTGCAGAAACTGCCAGGCACATTGGGATTAGTGGCACTCAAAGCGGTGACTGCCGTCGCCGGCGATATCTACTTTTTGGATTGGGGAGGCGTCTATACAATCAACCAGGTGTTCGAAAGCTCGCCGCAAGCCGCGGCGTTGCCGATTTCGGATTCAATCAAGCCGGTGATAGATGCGATCAACTGGAACGCCGCGGCCGGGATTCGCGCCGAGAACCGCCGAGAACGAGTCTATTTCGCGGTACCCTTGAAAAACGCGACCAGAAACAATGCGCTCCTGGTTTACAACATGATGAGCACAAGCTGGGAAGGGATCGACACCTTTGGTGATCCGGATTACAGAATTGATGACCTAGTAAAGACCAATTATATCGGTGCTCGCCGGATCTTTGCGGTTGATCGGCAGAAAGGACTCGTTGTGGTGCTCGAGCAAGGGAGAACGGATTTGCTGGGCAACGATATCGAGCACGAACACCAGATCCAATTTGGCCTCTTAACTCGTGGATACGCTGGAGTGGGTGCACGCAACACTTTCCCTCGAGTCGGAATCACGATCTCGACCTGGAATCCGAACTTCAGTGTTCAAGCCTATGTTGATGGTTCGAATGCTAAAGACCTCGTTGCTAATCGCACCAAGAGCAACACGAAGTATGAAACCTTTGGTATGCCTGCCTGGAATCCGACCAATCTTAAAGACGATCACGCGACTGCGAGGCGCAAAGACTATTCGGTAGGGTTTCAAACGGGTTATCCGCCTGGAAATCCTCCCGAAAAACAGGGATTCAAACTTGGCGAGAATGGAATCCAGGTGGAACGCGAACAGGAAGCTACTGAACGTTTCCAGGTCGATATGAGCGGGCGTTATTGCCAGTTCAAGATTGAAAATACGAGTGGCTCAATCGGTGTCCGCTCGGTTGTGCTTGAAGACTACGAGGATGATCGAGAACCCAGGCATCACACTTAAAAATTTATGGCCGATTTACAGGTTGAACCTGGCTATGTGTTTTCACCGACTGACATTGTCACGGTCGACAAGCTCAATCTGCTCGGAACACCCCTAGTCCAGCTTTCGATCGAGACGCCGGTCACCGACCAGAACTATTTCCGGAACGGCAATTTCTATTCGAGTTTCTGGGCTAATGCCGCAGGACTCAGTTGCCCAGTTGGCGTTGAAACCCAGAACGCCAATTATTGGACCGTTAACCCGAATGGTGCCGCAGTAACGTGCAAACGTTCAACGGACGTTCCGGACGCTTATTCGCTCTGGAGTCTGGAAATTGACGGTGCCACCGGGACCACAGACTGTAGCCTTGGTCAGCAGATCAATGGTGACTTGAGCGCAACGCTGCGCCGGCCGTGCACGTTTTCCGGTTACATCGAAAACAATTCCGGTGCCCTGCTCTCGCCTGTCTTGGAAATCTGGACGGCAAACACGTTCAACAATTTTAACACGGTCACTTTGCAGGAAAGCGTCAACCTGCAGACCGTTCCGGCTTCAGCCTGGGCCTACGTGACTGCCACGATTGATTTAAGCGCGAGTACGATTCTGAACGTCGCCAACGGATTACTGCTCAAGATCCGGTTGCCGAGCGGTACGCTATCGACTCCAACGAAACGGGTTAATTTCAGCCGGATAAAGATCCAGCAAGGCGAAGTGGCAACCGAGTTCAGTGATGATCCTTCGCTCTTTATCCAGGCGCCCAGCGTCGATTCGACCATGCTACAGGATGGATGCCTGGCTCGCAGCAGCCTGTATGTCACCAATCCCGGCGTTATTCCCAAAGGTGCCTTCGCTGCAGGTGCAATCCATAGCGCCGATATCGGTGTGGGCCAAGTTGAGGCAGTAAACCTGGATCCAGGAATATCCACCACTACGGCAGCGAATTTCACTGTGCCGGCTGCAAATGCCAATGTCCCTATCACGGTGACCAGCGCGACAGGTATTTCCACCGGTTTGATTCTTAATATCCAGGGAGCGGGCCTTTACTCAACCGTTGGCGTATCCGGCAGCGTTGTTACTGCACAGAACACTGACTCGACAGGAAATGCTTCACCGGGAACGGTTATAAACAGCGGAGCTACTGTAACCACCAACGGGAATGCTGTAGTTGGGTGTCTCGGCTATACGCCTATCAACAAAGCCGGTGACACTGGCATCGGTATCCTCGAGTACGATCTGGATACGGCGGTTGGTCCGACTGCACCTCAGAACTCAGGGGTTTACCTGAAGGGTTCGAGTGGAAACGCGAACAATGACAACACGTTTCCGGCGATCGGGTTTAATCGGCCGGGAGTCATTGGACGTGCTATCGGACTGACTACTACGGCACGCTTCAAGACTGTCGATACTACAGGGGTGATCGGATACTTGCTTGATTCGGTCACCGGCGTTGATACCAACTCTTATCAGCCTGGCTCGATCACATTGCAGGCATTGGCCCAGAGCCTGATAAACATCGTTATTCCTCCGGGCATGGTCCGGATGTTTGCCGGTCCTTCGCCTCCGGGTGGATGGTTAATTTGCGATGGAAGCCAAGTGTCGAGGTCGACCTATTCAGCGCTCTTTGCCGCCATTGGCACCTACTGGGGGGCTGGCGACAATATCAATACGTTCAATC